TCACTTGGTGACGAATCTGACTTATACCAGTATAAGAATCACATAAATGAGATGTTTGCCCTATTCCGAATTGAGGCGAAGGCGCACGCTATGAAACCCAAAGAGTATTTTTTGAGTAAATATGAACCTTTGACGGCGGCGATTCAGGGCAAACGGTTTGCCGCCGGTGTATGGTGTGACGCATTGCGCAGTCGTTTTGATGAACTCCATACATACTATGAAAATGCTATGATTAAAAAAGTCAAAACGGATGCAAATATACTAGTTGGCGATATTGTATATATTGAAACCCCGTATGAAACACGACAGTATTATGGCTTATATATTGTTGTATTAGACGCGGACGGGAATAAGTCCCTTTATATGTATGGAGACGGTATTTCTCTCAGCGCACGTGATAAGCCACTTGTTAAAGCATTACTTGACCATGATGCCGCGTTTTTTAAGAAAGCAGATAGGGACTCCCTTAATGATATTATTTACGATTTTGATGCCGACTCGTATGATGATTGGTTTACCAAAGTATTACAGGCAGAAATATATGGCAGCACATAATAAGAATGGGTTTATCGGCAAGTAATATGGCTGCTGCGCAGAAAGAGCAGCAAGCCGAGCCGACCGCCAAGGGTCACTGGGTGTCTGACATAAAAACGGGGTACCGTTGGGCGACCGATCCCATTGTATCAGGACCCGAAGTGGTCAAAAAACCGCTCGGTAACACAATTCCACAGTTCGAAAACGATAATAATTTAAAATATACATTCTCCTTACCTGGATATCCCGGTGAAGTATGGGGACCCTACCGTAAACAGTTTACAAAATCGATTATTGGCGGTCAGGCATTTGCGCCGCCTGAATCAGTAGACGGTGTTCCCATCCTTTGTCGCTGCCGAGACATCGAAAAATATATGCGCGACGAACGTGGCGGTCGTATGTTACAGGGTCTCGGCGCGGTCGCCCTTGGCAAAAGTGTGCCTGCCTGCTGGGATGACGCCGAATTACTTTGGAATCCCTTCGGTGGAATGTACTACTATGTAAAAACGCGCCATCCTGATTTCTTCGCATACGCCGCAAGTAGCGAAGGACTCCTTGGCGTTGCCGAAGGAATCGCCACCGGTCCCGTTGGTCCCGTACCGCTTGCCATTGGTGCGTACTTCTTGACGCGTCCAAAAACGGGTGGCGGTACACGCCGCCGCCGCAGCAACCGCAAATGCACAAGAAAAATGAACCGCCTAAAGTCACGGCGCCATTGATAAGATAGAACTATGTCCGAGCCAAACTCGCCCCATCTTGTAGTTATGTCGGCTGCCGGCGAGGAGCCCAAAATCTACAATCCCTGGAATCTCACTAACCGGCGCATACCGGATGCTGAGATTCTTGCTATCCTACGCGCCTACGGCATCAAAGAGAAGCCCCGCCGTTGGGAACTTTTCCGCCAAGCCTGTATTCACAGCTCCTACGTAGACCGACCCGAAGGACCCGTCACAAGTGGCAAGGACGCCGGTGAGCCCGTTATTGTCGCCCCTAAGCCCGAAGGATGTATGCCGCTTGCAGAAGCCGATAATGAAGCGATCGAATTTGTCGGCGATTCGCTGCTGGGCTGCGTCATTGCCCTGTACCTCCACGAACGCTATCCCGACCAAGACGAGGGATTCCTAACGCGGCTGCGCACTCGACTTGTCAACAACAAGCAGCTCGGCGAACTTGCCCTTAAGATCGGTTTCCAGCGCTGGATTGTCCTTAGCCGCCATGTTGAAGACGTCTGTAACGGTCGCCACAATCTCCGTATTCTTGGCAGTATGCTTGAGGCGTGGTGTGGCGCAATGTACCTTGACCTTGTGGACCAAAATGCCGGTGCAGCGTTTATGCGCGTCCGCACTTGGCTTATCAACTTGTTCGAAACCCAGGTCGATTTTGTCGCGCTCATCAGTGAAGATAATAACTTCAAAGACCAGCTGCTCAAATATTATCAGGCGACCTACCATTCACCACCCAAATACAAGGAAGTCCTTGTGGAGGGACCCCTACACGACCGCACGTTTACAATGGGTGTGCTTGCGCCCAGTGGCGAGGTCATTGCTACGGCGGTGGCACGAAATAAGAAGGTTGCTGAACAGGAGGCAAGTCGCCGTGCGCTTATCAAGCTGGGCGTAATTCTAAATGAGGATGAATAGGCGATCCACTCATATCCAATGTGACAACTTGATGGACATCTTTTACACTGCCTATACTATTTTCAGGTACAAGTTCATTTGCTTCCATAATAGCATCTAATTGTGTTTTTGTTTTCCAAGCAGCCGAATCTGTCGGCTGGCTTACAAGATGCGTTAATTGTTTCTGTACGACAGAGCTAATACGATCTTCTTTATTATCAACACTAATATCACGCATCTCTTGTACAGCTATATCCATTAAAATTCGTGGCAAACTAGATACATCCATATTTAATTTTATTTCCGTTTTCATTTCCTGTTGGGCTCGTTTGCCAATATAATTTGGTATTTCTAAATTGGTTTTGAGCAAATCAAGATAAATATTTTTATTCTTTATAATCATCCATAAGGCATCCTTACGAAGTTCAATTGGTAATTGAAGCTCCGAGGCAATATCAGCACTGAACGAAATCCAATCTTGTTTTGCCTTAATATTCAATTCAAGATTCTCTTGAATTTGATAAATTTTAATATATCCTGTCATAATTGCTATACTAAACGTCATAACAATGAATATTACATTCAGTATTATAGTAAGATTGACGGTTACACTATTTGGAAAACCGGCTTGAGCGGTTGCTATAGTTCCTGACAAAGTAGATAAAACTAGACCAAGAATCGTATTCATTCGTATTTTTCTACGATAGTGTACGATGGCTAATTCTAGACAGCGTATATTATATGCTGCGATTGTGACCCATTCAAACAGCACAGATACATTGGATTTTGTCCAATTTGTTCCATAACTTTTTCGTAAATCTAAACTCGGAGCAGGCATTGTCGGTGAATGCGCTGTTGCTGGAGATTGGGCAACCGAAGTATTCATCTTAAATATTGCACTATTCTTACGCTCTAGAGGTTTCCGTTCCATCCTAGTCACATCTTTGGTTTTATTTTAATGAAATAAGGTAAGGAAATACTATGGCGTCCAAGGGTCCGCCCCGGTTTGTATCTCCTATTGCTTCCTCGAAAATTCGTATGGCTCCTCCACCGCCATCTATATACGAATTACAGGAATCGCTGACGGTCGCCGCGCCGGCTGAAATGGCAAAGACCGAACTTGGAACCGGCGTTGGAGTAAGCGGGGCGCCTGGCGGTACAGGTGATATTATACCAGAGCCGCCAAAGATTAAACCATCCCGTAGGGCAAGTGTAAGAGCGCCGTCTGCGTCCAAAGAGACACCTGCTGCCGCTAATGCTACCGCTACCGCTGCCGATTCTACGCCCGCGGAAGCGCCGCCAGTTGCCGCGACACCGGTTGCTACAGTGCCCCCGCCGTCCGAAACTCTTTCCCAACTTTCCGCGCGTCTTGTTGAAAAAACCGATCAAGTCCAAATCAAAGTTAAACCCGAAGCATTTATGCCTTCAAATCGCAAAGCATTCAAGAATTTCATTATTCAATCGTATCGCCGTTACCAGCTTCCTCCTATTTCCGCCGTACCCAACCCAAATGCGTGTGCAGAAGCGGCGGCTGCCTCAAAGACCCAGGTCAAAGCTTTTGCCTACCAGGAATTTGTCCGCGACTACATTCAAAAACCCTCGCCCTACCGCGGCGTCCTTGTCTACCACGGTCTCGGCTCCGGTAAAACCTGTACCTCTATTGCCGGATTAGAAGCACTGTGGCAAGCCGGTCAAAAACCCGTCTACGTAATGACACCCGCCTCCCTATCACCCAATTACCGTGACGAAATCACCAAATGCGGTCCCTTTGTTTTCCGCACAAACAATTACTGGACATTTGTTGCGGTCCCAAGCATTAAGGCTCCCTCATCAGAGCTGGACTTTCTAACAAAGATTGTAGGTCTGCCGTTGGGGGCGATTCGCCGGCGGCGCGGTGGCTGGGTACCGGACCCCGCCCGTGCCAAAAAGCCCAATTTTGACTCACTCCGACCTGAGCAGCGTCGCGAAATCACTGAACAAATCGTCGAACATATGGACTACCGCATTCAGTTTATCCACTACAACGGCTTGCTTGAACGGCAAGTGCGTGATTGGGCGTGTAATCACCCCACAATGTTTGATGGTGCCACAATTATTATCGAGGAGGTTCACAACTTGATTCGTACTATCAATAACTCGGCATTGGAACAGACCTATAAGGACGAGCCGCGCGATCTTGTCCAATATATCCCCAAATTCTGCTCAGTCGGTAAGAAGTATCGTATCTCTTATTTGTTGTATCGTATGCTGACCGCCGCTGTCGGCTGTAAAATTATCGCCCTTTCGGCGACTCCCATCATCAACTTCGCCCAAGAAGTGGCGATTCTGGCAAACGTGCTTGCCGGCGATATTCGTATGGTCGAAGTGAATACATCCGGTCTGGATAAGCGTGTCCAAATCAAAAAATTGCTGGATGCCCACCCAGAAGTCGATTTTGCCGAAGTGGTTCCCCGCCCCGAAATCTCCGCCTCTACCATCCGCATCACTCCCGTCCCCAGCGGCTGCCGTAAAGTTGTCGATCCCGCGACTGGCATATTCCGCGGATTTATTCGTGATGAAGCAATGGCAGGAATGAGTGAGGAGGTGAATCGCGAGCGCAATGTCGAAGCGTGGTTCGAGCGCGTCAAAGCCGACCTGGCTACCGCCGGCGTCACCTCATTTGCCGCTGTCACGTACAAATCGGTGCCCCGTTTGCCCGACACTGAAAAACAGTTCCGCGAACTCTTTATTGACACCGACCAGCTGATTGTTAAACCCCGTCTTGCCCTGCCATTAATGGCTCGGCTTTCTGGACTCATTTCTTACTACAAGGGCGGCAAGGCGGACCTGATGGCGACCGTAAACCGCGACGAAGTCGTGATGCTTGATATGAGCGATCTACAGCTCAAGAAATATACCGAGCAACGGAAACCCGAAATCGATAAGGAGGTCCGTGCGCGCAAAGAGAAGAAGCCTGGTGCTGTCAGTGTATATGCGCAAATCTCCAAAAATATCAACTCCACGTTCAAGATTTTCTCGCGCGCTGCCTGTAACTTTGTCTTCCCTGCCGATTACGAACGCCCCATTCCCGCCGACTACCGTGATATCCTCAAGATGATTGGCGCCAAGAAACCGACGCTAGTCACCGACGACGAGGTGCTCAATTCCGAAAATGAGGTCACCGAGGTGGAAAAAATCGCTGAGGCGGATGAGGCGGGCGAACGTGCCGAAATGACAAGCGAGGATGCCGCCGAAGTGCCCACAGTTGCCGAAGAACTTGCCGGCGCGGTGGATGTTGCGTCTGGCAACACCGCTGCGTTACCCCCTGGCACCTACGCCGAAGCGCTTACCGCGGCGGTATCAATGCTACGCAGCAATGCCGCTACATATTTTTCACCTGAAGCGTTGCCCACGATTTCTCCGAAATTCCAGGCGATCCTTGACCGTCTTGCGTTATCCAAAGGACCAGTCTTAGTCTATTCCAATTTTAAAACTCTTGAGGGCGTTGGTCTGTTTTCGGTTGCGCTGGAATTCCAACAAAAGTATACGAAGTTTGATATTGTGAAGACGGCGCTCGGCGACTGGGCGTTGTCGCCCGAAACGATTGCCGCCGGCGCGGGTGGTCCGCGCTACATCACTTATACCGGCGATGAGGAGCGCGAGAAGCGCAACATTCTGCTGGCGATTTTCAACGGCAAGTGGGGTCGCGTACCTGGCACGCTTGCCGCACAGGTGAAAGAGCTTACCGGTGCCGAGACGAATTTGCACGGCGAAATTATCAAAGTGATTATGATCACCCAGTCAGGTGCCGAGGGTATTTCACTTGCCAATGTCCGCCAGGTACATATTATGGAACCGTACTGGAACTATGTCCGTCTTGACCAGGTGAAAGGTCGTGCGATTCGTATCTGCTCGCATATGGACCTGCCGGTTGATGAACGCAATGTGGATATTTTCACCTACGTAATGAAATTCTCGGATCGGCAGATGAAGGAGCGCCTTGTCGACGAAACAATTGCGAATATTGATGGCAATGATACGACCGACCAGTCCATTTTTCGGCTGTTAATGTCTAAAAAGAAGTTGAGCGACTCGATTTTGGACGTTATGAAGAAATCGGCGGTGGATTGCGAGTTGAACTCGACCGAAAACGGCGGCTACGCGTGCTACCGTTTCAAGGGAGATGCGTCGTCAACGGATCCGTTATTCCATCCACTGGTAGAGATTGATGTGACCGTAGCCGAGGCATCAGTTCGTGCCGCTGTTTAGACCAGCCCAGCAAGTATCCACCGTTCGCTTTTGTGTAAAGATGCCGCCACGTTTCAAATCCGTGGCGTCGGTAAAGCCGCTCGGCATCCGGATTGTAGTAGCTCACCTCTAATATGACATTAGGGCTCATCATTTTTACTTTTTGTAGCAATGTTGAACCAATACCTTTGCCCTGAAATTCGGGGTGAACAACCAAATAGGCAAGCTCTATAGTATCTAAATATCGAAACATTCGTGTATGTCTAAGTAGTGCGAAACCTACAACTTTGCGTTTGTTGAGCACAACGATTGATGTCGGGTCGGCATCCCGTAAGGCGGCACGGAATTCGTGTATATAGGTGTCGTCAAATGTCTCTTCACCAAGCCGTTCTACGGCATTGTGATGATGGGGCTTATACGGCGTGTAGGTGCTCATTTACCTACCAGGCATTGAGGTTTTACTGGGGCACATTAAATACGCTTACGTGTACGGCGTGTTTTGCGACTTTTTCTGCCTCGGCGAGTTTTGTTAGGTTTACCTACAAATTTCGCAATACTACGTGTTACATTCCACGGAGTGTTTTTATTTCTGGAGATTTCGGTCAAGCCGTGAAGTTCCACACGGCGTTGTCGTGCGTTCACTCCCTTCTGTAGATTGGGTAGAACTCCTGACATACGACACTGCTCCAGTGCCTGAAAAAGCTGGCGTTGAACTTCAGGACTGTGCGGATCTGTCATAACAATATACCGCCGGCTAATCTCGTCACGGACTTTCTGGATAAACGCCGGTGTTCTTTGGTCCAAAAATTCTACTATTTTTTTAAAGTAAGCAGGCTGATCTTTCTCACCTAAAAGTTCTGGACGGTTTCTCAACCTCTGTGGAATAGCCAACGCTCTATCCCTCAATCGTTGCGGAATATCCACCGTTGCCATATGCGTTAAATCCACACTATTAATACGGTTCAAGGACGTAACATCAGGCTCTCTATAATCAATACGTTTTAAAGAGTCAATTCCCAACTCTGGAGCAATCTCTTCAACCGAGTATTCAGAATTTACAATCGTGATGCTTATATCGTCATCTGTATTGTTATTTTCAACTTCAGTTGTAAATATCATAGAATCGCCTGTATCATAGTAAATAAATGGTCTAGCAGGACTTAGAGATGATGTAAGTAGATTAGCAATACAATTTCCCGCATGCTCGGGTATACGACTCATTTCACTATCCTCAAAATCCAGTAAAGGTCCAATCAATCGGGAGGGAATATACACCGCATCTGCTGTAATCTCATCCTCAGACAACGGAATATTGGGCGGAGGCGGTAAATACCGCGGTGCTGGCAGACGATATTTCGGCGGCGGATAATGATACGACTGCATCCTACTTATCTTGTATATTTAATCAGTAATCAGGAAAACATAAAGTTGGTATAAAATAAGAAAGAGATGCCGATGATTGTTGCTGACCCCGTTCCTGTACCGGCGGTCCAAGATGCACTGCCGGTGGTGTTGCCGTTTGTAGAGGTTCCTGAATGGCTTCCGCTAGTTCGAGCATCATTGACTGCTCGAATCGGCGCAGAACGTCTTACAATCTTGAACGGACTTCTACAAGAATGTGGCGGAGTTATTGCCGGCGGAAGTATTTTGAAATCTGTTGTTGCCTGGAATCCTGAGCCCCTAGATGCAGCTAGAATAGATACACCAAATGATATGGACATTTATGTTCCTATACGAACAGTATCCCGATTCATTGATCGTATGTTTACTTCCGAAGATCCAATGTTTGCTACAGGTTATTATACTGCTATTACTGCCAGTCGTTACTGTACATCATTTTTACGTAAAAATGGTATCCGCCGTGTTTATACATTTAAACTTCCTGAAAATACGACAATTGATATTATGTCTGTTCGTAATCGCCGTACTCCACAACAGGTTGTAACAAATTTTGATTTGACATTTTGTCAGGTTTGGTATGATGGTGATAAAGTATATACTACACATCTTGATGATATAAGAAGTAAGCGAGGCAGCCTACAAGAAGATTATATACAAAATTTACGGGACGCTAATATATTTATTCGTAAGCGTATAAGAAAATATATAAGTCGTGGATTTACAGTTTTAGTCAATGGTGTTCCATACGATCATGATACATTTCATGGTAGTCATTTTGATATACGTATGGCTAAACGGGCGGCATATGATAGGACATGTTATGCTCCTGGAATGTCAATAAGTCGCCGGTCTATGCCCGAATATTGGACAAAATGGGTTGCTAGTGTCTTTACAGCGTGGTCTGTACGAACAATGTATGGTATTTCTCTAGCTCCTGCATTACAGTCAGGCGGAGTAAAAAGTATGATTTTTCCTACCGATCAGTCTTTAACTCAAGTTAATATTGTAGTTCCATTAACAAGTAATTTTGACATTGGATCGCGTACAAATCGTGGTTTATATACTGAAGCACAGATACAAACATTCTGGGCAAATTATCCTGATACAGGATATGATTCTGAAGATTATGAAATTCTAGACAATAAAAAATTTATGGCAAAACAAATTATGACCAAATTTGGATTTGATATCTCTGAGGATCAGGCACTTGCATTAATTGGCAATCGTCTTGTTGAACTCCAACTCTTTCCAACAAAATACAAGCGAGTGGTGGGCAGGGCGGCAGGTTTTGCTTTCCGATTTATATATAATTTAGGAGCACTTTACTATAATCAAGCTATACAGCACCTTCCAGCTATGGTTGGTGATGCGCCAAGACTTAAACTATCCATAATTAATGAATATATAGATAATTTATCAAATGAACTTATACGAATAACCCCAGTAGCATTAGAGTTTGCTGAAGCAAATTCACGGGTATATGATATTCACTTACATAACGCCTCGGCTGCTATTTCTAAAAACAAATTTATAAACCATTTGAAACGTCATAAACTTTTTCCAAAAGATAAAATTCCTTGCTATAGTTGCGACAAACTTCTAACATTTACAGAAATCTATCATATTATTGGTCCAGACGATTACAATACTTGGTTGGCTGGCAATATGGATGCCCCTTCAGAAAAGTGGAAGGGATATACACAGGGGGATATTGCTTTTCTAGATCTTATTTTTTCTCGTAATGGTAAGGAAATTGCGGATTGGTCTTTTTGTCCAATCTGTTTATCGTATGTATCTCGTGTTGATGGATGTAATTATTTATTGGGGCATAAATGTACTAATATGAATGTGTCTTATTCACGCTCCTTATACCAGAAATATAAAAATGCTGATGGATATATAACGTGGTGTACACAATGTGGGCGTATTTGTAAAGATCATCGGCACTATCAACTTTCTTTGGCTGAAGGACCTGTGCCGCTTGTAGGTGAACCTGGCAGTCCATATGATAAAAATTGTCGTAATACTGGCGGAGGTGGTATTTCTGAAAAATTTATTCGTTTCAGTCAATTGAGAGAAACAGCATTAGCTCTTCAAGCTAAAGTTCATATAGAGACTAATGAAAACGTGAAAAATGAACTTATTGTTGCTATATGGAATGCGCCGGTTAAAATTTCCGCCGAAAGAAAGGCTGAAATTAATGCGATGTTTCCTCCTGCTCCTAATACGCACCCAGTTTCACGAAATAATGTTGTAGCCTATTCAATTCCATCAAATTCATTTCCTCTTGTTATTCCACCGGCACCACCGGCAAATGGCGCCGTTCATCATAATAATAATATTGTTTATCCTAACATATCTTACCCTAACGGTACAGGTGCCGACCCATTACTACCCATTCTTTACCCTGAAGGCGACGACGCACAAACCTATGAAACAGCAATACGACCCGTAATTCAATTTATTCATCGGCGTAAAAATGGTGAAGTAAATCTTCACCAAGATGAATATATTGGACTTAAAAATTATTTTGATCTTCTAAAATCTCGCAATGATGAATATAAACAGGGGCGAGGAGGAGATATTGGTATGTGCTGGAACTATCCTGACTGCGATGCGCGAATTCACCCGCAAGAGGTCCAAGCCATTCTTACTCGCCTGGACACAAACACCGCTGATTATCCTGAAGTCACAACAGAAGATAAAGCCCGTTATCGGCAAATATATAATGAATATAAAAAATTATTTAATAAGCGATTCCACGAACATCAAGGCGGCGCTCACACACGCAAAGGGTGTCGGCAGCGCCGAGCGAAGCATCGTGGCGGCAATGGCAGCAATGGTTCGTTTTTTGTAGAAGCAACTGATACGCAGTGTATGTTACAGACGCGTGAAACGTCGGCAGTGCCACGGAAACGCAAAACCCTACGGCGGCGCCGATCAACATGCCGTTCTTAATCGGTCTAAAACATTATAATAAATATAATGTATAATGGATTTCAATACCCTTATTGAAATATTTTATACATTATACAAAGAACGGACGGCTGTATATCCAACAAATGGGTCACAGTCTGATATAACAAAATGGAATGAGGCGACCCTTGACTTTTTTCGTATTCAATTAGAGCCCTATGTATTCAAGTATCTCGAACATACGTACGGCGCTGTGCTAGATGCGCACTGGATGACCCATACATTTCCTAAAAAAAGTCGGTATGCCCTTGTCATTGTTGAACGCCGTTGCCATCCCAACTGGTGGTTTATACTACGAAATATTGCCTGGGCGGCACCGTATTGCTCCCTCTATATCTTTTGTAGTGATACCAATCAGGCAGTTTTACAATCGTATCTTGGTGATAAAGCGGATACAGTCCATCTCATTCCCTGGTTTACCGGTGATGTTTCCCGTGACGAAGGGCGAATCCAAACTAATATTACATTTAAGACCGCCGAATTCTACAAAATGATTGACGCCGAATATATGTTACGCTTCGAAATGGATACGTATTTTTTACAAAAAGTGCCTGAGACAATTTTCGTTGGTGATTTTTACGGCTCACCGTGGGGGTGGGTGCCAGACCGACCTGGCGGTGGTGGTCTTACCGTCCGAAAACTATCCGCAATGATTGATATTTGCGAAAAGGACAGGGAGTTGATTGATCCATCAGGCGAAGATGCCTGGATCGGTAACGCAATTCTAAAACACGGATATTCAGTACCTCCAATTGAGGTCCGCAGTCAGGTGTTTTTAGAAAATACTCCACCGCGTAGTATTCCTATTGGAATCCATCAGTTCTGGACATTCCTCATGAATTTTAATATACAGGATCGACCCGTGTTTGAAAATATTGTAAAAAATCTTGTTACGGTACGGATATAAACTGGGACGCCCCTACTTCGTCTTTGGTTTGACCTCGATAACCTCGATTATCTCTGGTTTATTCTTCACTTCGTAACTACACGTACCGCAATGATCAACATTTGCCCAATCAATCTTAATCTTATTCTTTTTCATATCCGTAATAGTCCATCGTCCTAGAACCGACGGTTTCTTAGTCATAATAAATATACGAATAAGTCGGCGAAACATTGTTTACAATCTTGTACATTGTAAACAGTGTATTCAATTTTTGTGTGATTGAGGTCTTTACACCGGTGGTCTGATATCCGGCGGAGTTTTTGGCTTGCCTGCCTGTCCTGTTGCATTGTCTCCCCAGTTCGGATTCGGCGGCATCCGTGGAGGGTCCAAATGAGAAATTGTATACTGGAGTGGTGCCGGTTTGAGGGCAAAGCTGTATTGTCCAAACATATTCATATACGACTTAAGTTGTTTGCCCTTGCTCCAAAAGTTCATTGCAACAAAATGAATACCCAATGCCTGTGCCGCATTTAGAGAGAAATCGTTCGATTCCGCAAGCGGATCCTCGCTTAGAGGTGCTACAAATGTCGGATTCATCATAATTTTCTTCCGCGCCTCTGCCGCTGCATCACCCGAAATCGTCTGTAGTTGTCCCGCAGGATATTCCAGCTTAATACCGTCCTTCACGGAGAAATTTACATAATCCATAAATCTGCCTGAGCCTCGAACATTGGATACAACAATCACTTTCGAAAAAAGCTGATCGATGGGTACAGCAAATAAACGGTCCGCGCCACGGCAATTATTAAAGGTCATATCCAACCGATACGGTGTAATAAGAGATTGAAGGGCATCGGCGGTCATATCAAACGTTGACGCGCGGGGATTGCCGCGGAAACGTAAATAGAGTATAAGCGGGTCTTGATGACCGGGATTGCTTGTAACTTGAAGTGCTTGGGCAACAATTGCTTGGAGTACAGGTGTAAATGGCAGCGCATTGAGCGTTACACGGCGCCACATACTGCCCGCCTCAATTGCCTGAATTGTCGGACCAAACTTACCACCTGGTTCTACATCCGGCCATATATCAAAGACAAACGCCCGTGCGCCGCCCGCTACCGCCAGGCGCGCCGCGTCCACTGACACCACGCCGTTCACTGCGGGGAAGAAAATGCCACTTGCATTCACTGTGCTTACATAAAAGTTCGTCAATCCTAGATTCTCTTCAGTGTAGCCCTGGCTGATAAGAGAATTGTATAAAAATGGCATCCCCTTGCGTCGCGGATTGTCCACATTATAGTGATCTGCCGCCTTCACATTATCACGAATAATACGCGCAATATTATACGGAGTTTCTAAAAATCGCCGATAACTTACCCACCACGAAATAACAATAATCGCAAGGAGAGCTATTAAGAGAAGTCCCCAAAACGGAAATCCAGAGTCTGGGGTATCAATCGCATAGGTTCGCATACCGGCGGTCGCCTTTCCAAATATATCCTTCAGACTATTTCCCAAGTCCACCAATTTGGGATTAAAAATCTGCTTCGCCGGTAATTGCGCAGCCATTCTAGCGTGGCTGGTCATTTATTTTTTACCACCCGTTCCCGAAATGAGCGCATATGCGAGCGACATCTTATCGATCGCCGACAGTCGCGCTGCTGCCTTTGTAGAGGCATCATCCACAAGCCCGTTAATCTTCGGTACTTCTAACATAAACTTGCGCGACTCTTCGGCGATTGCCGTGTATACTCCGTCGATTGTTGAGTTCTGTGACTTAATGGCGTCATACGACGGGATATTCGGTCCCGCCGTTAGTCGCGGTGTCGACCGGCGCGCAATATGTTCACAAATCATCACGGTAAGCGCGGCAAGGCAGTCCCGCCGCCCCTTTGCCCCCAACTTATTCCACATCATTCCCACGCAATTGAAAATGCCCGCCCGCTCATCCGTCGACAAAAACGCCACATCGTTTGCCAGATCCTTCATAAGATCGACCAAAAACCACATTACACTCTTACGTTGTTTGGGGGTCAGGTAACTCGGTCCGCGCTCCTTCACGGTCGGCTGCTCCGTCTGGCTATCCAGGGTGATAAACCAAATGACCCAAAAAAGTGCGCGATTAAGGTTGGTCGCACGACACGCCGCTTCAAACTCGTTGCCGATTTTGAGCAGGTCGTTGCTTTCAATACCCGCTGCCCAAGTACGGCGCGTACTTAACTGATCAACAACCCCCTGACCTGTACGAAATCGGGTACGCATTGCCTCGGCATCACGAAAACAGTCCTCTGCCGTTGGCAGTTTTGGCAACTGCCGTTTTTCCGACAAAACCAGGGACGACACGGCTTCGGCAACGTGCTGTCGCACCTGCGGCGTATTCCGTATCGCCTTTGTCGATTCGCCGCTGCGCGCCCATAGCGCCCTTATTTGCGTTGCTGAATGTATCCACAACATACACCACGCCGGATTATTTGAAGCAACGTGAGTCGCCCACGATTGGACTAATGCGGCTTCTAATTTCCCCAACCCCTGTTCGGAACATACTAGTTCCGCCGCCCAACGCTGGGAGCGTACCATATCGCCCGCACCAATCGCCTTAACAAGCGAATTCACAACATCACCCCACGCATAACCACAGAGTGTATGCTTATTTGTAGCCTTCGGCTCCATATCTTATACTGAGTTGCGAAATCTAGTGGCGGTTTGCGTACGCGCAAGGACAAATTGTATTTTGAATGCACCTAATAGGAATGGGCGCCAAGTTGTTTGACGGTATTGATACCCTAGATACCATCCAGGTGGTATTAGTGGTGATTATATCTATCCTGCTTGCAAATTATCTCTATATCCGCTGGATGATGGTAGGAAATCGTCGTACCGATTTGGATGATATTGAGGCGTTTGCAAACCCCGACGATTCGCCCGAAGCAAACATTGTTGTGCTCGGAAATGAGACCATCTATGATAAATTCTACGCCAAGATCTATGATACAATTGTAGACGGTGCGCTACGTCAGCAACAAGAAGTCGGACTCTCACTCATTTGGGCGAAAGGCTACCGACCCGAAGTAAAGACAATTGAAGTCCTTGATATTGGCTGTGGAACCGGCGGAGATGTTGAAGAGTTTAAGAAAGCCGGCGTCGGCAAGGTTGTCGGTATAGATGCCTCGGATGCAATGATTGAAATCGCCCGCAAAAAGTTTCCTAAGAATGATTACCGAGTCAAAGAAGCCGAAAATATCGGCTCATTTGCCGCGGGAGAGTTCAATCTTGCCACAATGTACTATTTTACCTATTATTACCTACGTGATCGCGACCAGGTGTTCCGTAATATCTTTAACTGGCTCCAACCTGGAGGCTGCCTTGTGGTCCACCTTGTCAACCGCGAGAAGTTTGATCCAATTCTGGAAGCCGCCTCCCCCTTTGTCGCATTCAGCGTACAAAAATACTCCAAAGAACGTATCACCCGGAGCAAGGTCACGTTTGATAAGTTCGAATATGAAGCGGATTTCAACATTGATGATAACCGTGCCGAGTTCCGCGAAGAGTTCCGCTTCAAAGATAGTAAAAAACTGCGCCGCCAAATTCACCATCTTCGTATGCCCAAAATGGACGAAATTGTTGCGGAAATCGAAGCAAGCGGATTCACCTATAAACAGTTCATTGACCTTACACCTATTGGTTACGAGTACCAGTACCTCTTCACATTTGTTAGATAGTCTGCTTTAGTGAGGACGCTACGCATTTTACAAGACTGGTCGAGAGATTCTTTGAGGCGGCTTGTCGGTAGTCAAAAGAGCACATATGCTCTTCTGCGTACCTATGCTTACCACAGTAGCGATGTCCGCACTTACACGCCATATCACTCAGGAGAAGCCGAGTCTTACAATCAATGTGATTACAGCAATTCGGATTCTTCGTGGATGCCTGAGTTTCTAACATTAGATGTGGTGTGTGTGTAGCAGTCTGAGTAGAAGGAAGGAAAAGGGGTGAATTTGGGGTTGTAGCGGGTGTGGTCATCCTAGCTGGGCTGGTGGTTTTGGAGGCGGAGTAGGGCGTGGTCAATTTTTAGAACTTATATCAATAAGCCGTTGTTCAAATTCTTCTAAATTGACTGAAAAGGGATTATGCATATGACCACTCCCCTTTGAAAATATATCAACTGTATTATTACGTTCTTTTATAAGTCTTCTCTGAAGTATAAAATGAGAATGATTGTTATCGGCAAAAAAATCATTAAATGTGATAATGTGTGAATCGGCTGCAATAATTCCAGCATTAATCGCAAACGCCGATCCCATTTCTACAATAAGAACTTTTGTTCGAAGAATAATCTCAAACTGTGCCTTAAATGAATCTAAATTGTCAACCCTTATAATATTTACATTATACTTATTTAATAAATTACAAAAAGCATCCATATTTTCAAATCTACGAGGATTTAGGTGATAATTCTCTTTATTTGATCGTGCCATATACGATATAGGAATTGTTTTTGAAATATTTGGCAAAGAATCAATATAATATTTTCGAAATCTATTGATACGTGTTGAAAATAAATTATTATTATCTAGTTGATTTACTATATGAGAAAATTGGGGCACATATACACTATATTCCTCCTCCGATGGATGTACACGTGTTTGAAATTGACCACCATCGCCAAAGGGGACCATAATTGGACTATAGGCTATATCCGATTCATAAAATCCGAAATCGGCTAAAATCTTCACTTTATATTCTTTACGGTTACGAAAAAGAATTTTAAGGGATGTGGTTGTATTTTTTGAAATATCTTTGATATACGGCAAAAATATTGCGCATTCCCATAACCAATGACCCACACAATCACTACCTTCTGTTGTATCTAATGACACATAACTAAATGGTGGCGGTGTATCCGATTTGAAATTGTTTACAAGATTTATGTGCTCCATGTTCTAGAATAATGTCACAAATAATTTATCAAAATAGTGCGTACGATTTGTCTGAAAAAAGTGAGCAGTGCTAGGATGCCGTGAACATAGGATAGTATGACAAAGTGTAAAGAAATCCAAGCAACTTATTTACCCTGTGACAAAGACAGCCTATGGGAACAACCGGTCTGCTGGGACCACAAACAGCTTATAGCGAAAGAGGCGGCGAAAGAATCAGCTCGGGGTGCTGATAACACATCTGCCCTTGCGAAAGCCGCGGATAGAACAAGCAAGGCGTACGCTCTGATGACTATCTCTGCCACCCCAGGAACCGAAAAGGAATATGCCGAAGCGAAAGCCGACGAGACGGCTCTCAAGACGCGGGTGAAGACTGATGATGAAAATTACAAAAAAGCACAGATGGCGAAGAAGTGTAAGGATGCGGCTGCGTTCAAACTCCATGAGGCGCTCAATCTAGAAACAGATACTACTCAAAATTGTTATGTGATTCCATATAGCCAAAATTTACAATGTCAAGGCACTGGATCCATACGGGATCACCTATGTACTACGCATCGTATTATGCTTATCAATCATATTTCCGTTATAAGCATGTCCCCAAATACAAATGTAACATCGGCTATGCTACCCTTTCGGTTCAGCAGTGACCTCAATAATCACCTCTTATACGAAGCCTTCCGCAAAGGGGTGCGTGCCGCACGCTTTGCCCGTTTTGGAGTGACAATGGCGCCGGCGCCCGTGGCGGCTGTACCGGCTGTGCCCCCACCTCGCCGTATTGCCGCCGAACCCGTCCTTACCGCTCCTGTAGACGTTGCATCACACATTGCTAAGCAGCATCTGGAGATGTCATTGGCTTTGGAAAAACCGATTACCTGCCCTATCTGCTACGACCCCGTAACAGCGGAGACCATTGTGATGACCCACTGTGGTCACGTCTATTGTACACCGTGTTTAACGGCGTCAAGGCAACGGGAGCGGAAGTGTCCCCAGTGTCGCGTAACCATATAAGGACAGCCGGTGTTGATTGAGTAAGATGCCTTTTTGGTCGAAAACATCCGCCGCTCCCCGCTGGCTTGATACCTGGTTCACAGATCGCACATCACGGTTTTTGAGGTTAACACCGCCTGCCGAGCCAAAAACGCCCGAAGGGCTGTCACCCCCTGTACGTCTAACAATTGATGATGTAGGTACGTTGTCAGCATTTTGGACGGAATCCTACGGGGGCGATGACTGGTATATGGACGCACAGCCGGCGTGGGTTTCGGCATATTTGAAGGACACCTCGGTAATAGTGTTAGGAGCGTTTGATGGCGGCGGCAAACTTGTAGCTACGATTGTGAGCACACCGTTTTCGAGCTCAAACACCGAATTGTCTACGGGTGCAATGCTACACTACGGTGCTGTGCGAGTGATTGAGGGACTCTGTTTGGCAAAGCCGTGGCGTTCGCGTGGGATCGCCGGCTATATGATTGGAATGATGGATTGTTGGACGTCGACAAAACTACCCGTGGCACATCTTTGGGCACGCGAAACTGCGGTGACCCCTTTTTTTAGTACCGCCCTACGAACCGATACGTACGCAATGGCGCCGACAAATAAACTTGTCGGCTCCGTTAGTTGTGAGAAAATGGATTGGTCGCAGTTTAGCGGTATGTGGCAATTGTCGTTTCGTAATTGGATGATGGATATAGGCGAAGGCAAACCATCATCGCAAATCGTATCCACAAAACCGGTAAACCGCTCCGACCATATTGATGTATGGGTTACGAAGAAGCGTCCAGACATAGAGGCAGAACTACGTAAGGTTGTTGTTGTAGCAAATACACGGCGGCGCTCCATTCCAGGCGATGAACGGATTTTTGAAGTGGTCTGGTGCGGATATTTTGTCGGTGGGCGACTCAAACCCAACACCGGCACCCGCGGATTTCGGTATATTATAGAATCGATCGGAGCGGGCTATAAGGACTCGTTGTTATTTGCGTCGAGTGGATATTTGGGCGGAGAAGCGCGTCCTAGTTGGTCTGCGCCGTGGCAGTACGGTCGCAGTGGGGTCCATTCGTGGCATATCTACAACTATATGCCACCCGTGTTCGGTTCGTGTGAGATTATGGCAGTTCGTGATGAAATCTAAACGTTTCCCAAAAGAGAAAGAAAGAATGGGCTGTGACTATTATACGTGGATAGAAACTATCATCGTATATAAGGATTTATCTGGCACGGTCTGCCGATTTGTAGAGCGTGGTCCAGCCGAGCGCTGCTATGAAGAATTAGAGGATATAGACACCGATTTCAAAGTGCCGCCAACCACCGGTCAAATTCTTGCCGAACTGATCAGAGTCTATGGAAAAAAGACAATGTATACCGCCGGACTGTGGGTATGCCACTACAACGGAAAAATGCGGATTCGTGAACTATGTGCCACAAATGCGATTCCGTTTGATTCACTTGTAGAAGTATTTAAGCAAATGGGCGGACGGGTTGCCTAGTCAACTTCTAGTTGTCCAGTGTGAAGAAGAACCATTGTCTCTTTTATAATAAATCCAAAGAGTCCTAATAGACATATTATTACTATAAAGAAAATTACATGTGGACTGAACATAATCTTGAGTAGCCAAAATAGAATCTTAACCAACGTATTTACTAGAATTATAACAATATATACTACAGATATTGTTATTATTGGAGTTGCCACTGCAAGAAACGGACTTATATTTCCGAATTTATAGACAGCAACAAGATATATCAGCGCTAACCAGCATCCTATACCTACTGCATATTCTAAATCGTCCATTAATCCCTAGAAAGGATTGAAATGGCAGCTTTCATTTTTTAGCGGCGGCGGGTGCGGCGTCCGCCCCTCCAGTTAGGAACCGTATTTGTCACGCTAAAATTGCTTCCTTTACGGGACGCATTATACGATAGTGTAGCACCTAGATTCGACGCATTTGAGGAGGTGCGTCCGTTCCAATTGAGCCTTACATTATTGTTCGAAACCCCAACCGGTATAAGTTGATTGAGTTTCTGAATATAATAATTGAACATAAACGGAACAAAGTATTGGAGCTCCTCCTTGAGTTGTCCATAATCGTCCGTCGGAGGAAGAAATGCAACATCCTGTTGAAACATGTCCTTTTGACCCCGTGCCTGTTCAATAAATCCTTGAATACGAGTTATGTACTGTTCACCCGTCTCATTATCAGGATTGTATGGCTTTGCGATAACGATTTCAAACAGTCGTCGGGCACCATCCACGTTTCGCACAAGCTGCGCCACCTCCACAGTTTTATCACGGCGATAGTCCTGAACTATTTCCTTGAACCGCTGAAACTTACCGCACTGGGTTGCGTTTGATCCAAGATTGCTATCACGAATACGCTTTGTTCCCATACATACGCTACTCTTAAGTGTGCGAGAAACACGGCGAGCCGCATTCTGTAAACGATTTTTAAGGGTTCTAGTATTTGGCATTTAGTCCTCTTACTATAAGAAGTTAAAATGTTGCTGCTTCAATCCGTCTTGCTGTTTGCGTGTTTACCAATAATGCCTCGCTCCAACGGATTAAATGATGTCTTCACATTATTGGCATTTGTTGTTCGTAATACCGGAGCGTTCGATGATATTGCGCTCTCAGGCACAACTCCCATACCAATCTTCGCAATATCCTGAATCGCTGTTTTATACACCATCTCTACCTCGAGATAATGGTCGGCAAGAAGGGTCCGCGCTTCCTGTATAAATCCCTCCAACGTCTCCAATGCCCCCTTTGAGCTTGTAACAAAAATCGGATCTATACGAATCTGATGCGCCTTTCTATACCCCATATCCTTCAGCGATAGTATCTTACGTACAAACCGCTCAACATTTGCTAGGTGCGCATCATAAAGGTTACGCAGCTTACGATGCGCGTTTGTAAGAATATTATACTGCTCAGACGAATTCGCAATACGATTGCCCGCCTCACAAAATCCCTTTGCAATCGTCTTCGGGTCAATAAACTTAATTTGCGCAAATCCAAGCGCCGGCGCGGCGTCTTTCACCGCTACCGCAATATTGTTACCTATAAACTCCGATGCCTTGTTATTGAGTTCAGTCAGCGAGTCATTTACACTATTATCACGCGAATCGTAATACAGCGATTGTAATAGCGCATACGGAATTGTATCCATCGGGCTTCCTGTCCATACATCTGTACAAAACGTAGTCGTCACATCCGACCCTCTTACCCCCGTCGCAAGTAAAAAGGCGCGATAAAATGCCGGCGATGTGACATTTTTCGGATTTATTGGCTGGTTGTCATCCGTAATTCCGCGAATCGCCGATTTATACAGATTCAACTTATCTAATGTTAGTAATTCAGGCTTCGCAGTTAGGGCTGTATCTCTAACATATGAGGTATCTAGTGCCGTTAATCCGGTGCTGCTGCCGGCATCCAGATTGAATTTGGGCGCATACGCCAAATACTTCTGGACTTTCGCCGAAAACGGTTCAGGAAACGGCGTACTTGTGGAATAGGCATTTCCGTCGGAATCAATGCTAAATTTATACAACTGGCACGTATCACCTACACACTCGCCTACATTTGACAGGGTTACGTCGAAATATGCGGGCGCACCGCCACGCTGACGGCGGGTTCCCTTCCGCTGCCTCTGCTGCCGCCGACGGGTCGCTCCGCCACTTATGCTAGCCGCTGTGCTTTTAGTGTTTAAAAATGTAGGTCG